GTTTCCGTCGCTCTTCGTCTTTCAGATGGACCTCGTGTTTTTCGTTTGCTATTCGTCCATCTTATCTTTACCCTACAACTTAATCAAGTTGAGGTACTAGATGAAATCTTTACAAAGTTAAATCTAAACCTAGATGCTAAAGATGTGCATGAATCGTTACAGATTACTGGGGAGGCTTACCTAATCGTAGACAGAATTAACAATCAAACAGAGGTTTATTTCAATGACCCTCGTTTGTGTCACATGTTCTACAACCCAGATAGACCAAAAGTAAAATCATTTGCGGCTAAACAATGGGTAGGAGATGATGATAAGACCTATCTGAATCTTTATTATCCTGATAGAACTGAAAGATATGTTTCTGATAGTGGGAAAACGGATGATTCTTTTAGCCTGATTGAAGTTGTACCTAATGAAGATGAAATTATTCCAGTATTTCATTTTAGGGAAGCAAGAAGAGTAATCAAGGGTGAACTTGACCCTGCTACAGTTTCAATCCTGGATGCTATCAATAAATTGTTTAGTGATTTGATGGTAGCCGCAGAATTTGAAGCTTTCAAGACAAAGGTTATTATCTCTCAGGTAGACCCAGGGGATATTAAACTTGGTCCAGATATGAAGCTATGGCTACCTGCTAGAGAATCAGAAGGGGAAGATACAAAGATTGTAGAACTTGGTGGTTCAACTCTTGAAAACTTCCTGAAACCAATTCAAGATTTAGCAACTACTTTAGCAATTCACACAAATACTCCAAAACACCTTTTTATGAATTTAGGGGCTAATATCTCTGGAGAAGCTCTAATTGTAGAGGAATCAGCCTTAGTAAAGAAAGTAAAAAGCAAACAGAAAGCATATAACCCAGTTTGGAAAGAGTTTGCAAGTTATTTGCTTCTCTTGGAAGGTATCAAAGTTGACCCAAATGATATTACAACTGTATGGGATAAGGTTGAAACTGTTCTACCACTCTCAGAAGCCCAAGTAATGCAGATTGAAAGAAGTGCTGGTATTCCAATCACTACAATTGTTAGAAGGGCTGGGTGGGGTGAAGAAGAAATAACTCAACTTGAATCGGACTTGAAGGAAGAAGCAAAAACCAAACAAGCTACTCTAGCCACTAGTTTGGTGAATTTCAACAGAGGTTAGGATGGGTTATCAGAAAGACCAGCATGAACTCTTATTGGAGTTTATGGACTTGTTACAAAATAGGGAAAAAGCTGAGTTTGTAAGACTAGTAACCGCTTGGCAGAGTATTTCACAGGATTTAGAAGCACAAATAAAAAGACTTTCTGAACTAAAAAATATTTCAGAAGACCAATTATTTCGACTGGAGCTATATAAGCAATTTCTTGAAGAATCCAGAGTGATTATTACTGTCTACAATGGTATAGCAAGTGAAATTATCCTGAATGAACAGGAAGTCTTTGCCAAGTTAGGCTTACAATCAGCACAGGAATTAATAGGAGTTAATTTTTCTAATAGGCTAAATATCAATGATGTAAAGTATATGATTGGTAGAACAAGAGAGGGGAGTGGCTTATTTGATATTCTACAGGAATCCTACCCAATCACAGTAGAAAGAATCACAAATACACTTATAGAAAGTATGGCACTAGGCAGGGGTCCAGAAGAAACAGCTAGATTATTATCTGAAGATATGGATGGTAATCTAAATAGAGCTTTACTTATAGCAAGAACAGAGCAAATAAGTATATTTAGGGAAGCACAAACCCTACAATATAAAGAAAGTGGGTTAGTAACAGCTAAAGAATGGTTAGCAGAACCAGATGCCTGTGAATTATGTTTGGAAAAATCAGCTAATAGCCCATATCCACTAGATGAAGTTATGGATAGTCACCCAAATTGTAGATGTGCGTGGCTACCGATCTTATAAATACCAATGCGATATTGGTTTAACAACAAAAGGAGCGAATCCAATGACTACAAAGCAAGAAGTCAAATCCAAATTTGAGGAGTGGCTTGAAAAACAGCCTGATGATGTTAAAGGACTCATTCAAGAGCGATTCGAGAGTCTTGAAAACACAGTTAAGGCAACCAGGGGGGAAAGGGATACCCTAAAGAAAGAACTAGCAGAGTTAGCCAAGAAGGTTTCAGAAGATACAGAAGCAGGAAAGCAATTAGGCGAACTAAGAGCTAAGCTTGAATCTATTGAGAGGAAAGCAAACTTCTTTGAATCTTCTGCTAAGTATGGTGTAACCAGACCTAATGTAGCCTATGCTTTGGCTATTTCTGAAAATCTTTTTACTGAGAATGGTATACCAGATTGGGAGAAGATTAAAGAATCTGTCCCAGAGATTTTTAGGGCATCCTACACAAAAAATAATGCTGGTTCTGGAACAGCACACGCATTACCTGATAGAAATCCAAATCAAATTATCAGGGAAGCGGCTAAAAATTCAAATAAATAAATTCTAAATGGGGTGCTGGAGAAGTCCAGTCATCTCAAAGATGCTAAGGAGGCATCATAAAATGGCTTACAATGGTCTTATTTCAACGGGTAATGTAGATTTACATCCTGAATTCTTGGCTGAAATCTTCAAATCCGCTGAGGAACAGTCTGTGGTTTTGAAGCTTGGTAATCAGCTAAGAAACATGACTAAAAATGAACTAAAACTAACGGTTTCAACCGCACTTCCAGAAGTTTACTTTGTTGGCACTAAAGGTAAAACTCAGACATATCCACCTAACGCTCTTAAGCAAACGACTACTTCTGAGTGGGAAGATGTTTCAATTTATGCAGGTGAACTAGCCGCTATTGTGGTTATTCCAAACAATGTTTTCAATGATGCTGATTTTGACCTATTTGGGGAAATCAAACGCCAAATGCCTACTGCAATTGCTAAGAAAATTGACTCGGCAGTGCTTTATGGTCAGTCTGGGGTGAATGTTCCTTCTGATTGGCGTGATGGTATTCTTGTTACTATGCCTGCCGCTCATAAAGTTGCTGTTGGTAGTGTTGGTGATATTTATGCTGACCTTCTAGTTCCAAGTGGTGTTTTCTATCAGGTGGAAAAAGATGGGTATGATGTTAACGGTTTGGCTGGTGCTATCTCCCTAAAAGCCCAACTACGAGGTCTTCGAGATGGTGCTACTGGTGTACCTCTCTTCACCCCATCCATTCAGTCACCCAATGATTACACTCTAGCAGGAGTTCCAATTGTATTCCCACGCAACGGTGGATTTGATGCAAATCAATCTCTCCTAATTGCAGGTGATTGGAGTAAGTTGGTTTATTCAATCCGCCAAGATGTAAGCTTTGATGTATTTACTACTGGTGTGGTACAGGATAATACTGGAGCAATTACCCATAACCTAATGCAGGAAGACTTAACCGCTTTGCGTGTTACCTTCCGTATGGGTTGGGCTTTGCCTCAACCTGCTATGTGGGATGTTGATGTAACTCAGAGTGGTGTTTACCCATTTGCCGCATACGTTCCAGCATAATTAAGTTAAATAAGGGAGGGGAGACTCAAAGGGGTTTTCCCTCCCAGTAAAAAGAGGTAGCTAATGACAACCTACACAGTTTTACAAGAGGATATTAACCAGGTCAGGCGAATGGTTAATGAACCAACCATTTTTAGTGGTTTCACACCTGGAAGTGGATATACGGATACAGCATACTCGGATTTAGACATTGCTATTTATTTGGGTAAGTATAACAATGATGTAAATGCTGTAGCAAGTATTATCTGGATGGAGAAAGCCGCTACTCTACAAGCTACCGCTTATGATGTATCAGCAGATGGGGCTAACTATGCACTGTCTCAAAAGATTGAAAATGCTCAAAAACTGGCTAAATATTATGCCTCAAAGAGAAAGCCTACTACCTCATTGTGGGTAAAAGACCCTGAAGAGAGTGATGTTGAATCATTTTAGGAGGAGTAGATGAGTCAGTTGACAGTATTAGAAAAAGAAACCCATAAGGCAGTAGCGGAACTGAGCTTTGAAGATACCTGCAATATTCTTGTTTGGTCTGGTTACTCAGATGGTTATACAGATGAATTAGATAGATATCCTGTAATCATAAGTGGAATACCTTGTGGGTTCTCCTATGCTAAAGCATGGAAATCTGAAAGAGGACAGGTAGTAATTCTGGATGCTGATGTCATTCTAAGAGTAAGTCTTACACAGGATTTATCCATAAAAGACAAAGTAGAAGTTAGAGGGAAAACCTACCATGTAGACGGTATTCAAGAAGGAATAACTGTAAAGGTAGTTTATCTAAAAGAGATAGGTACTAATGAATAGTGGGTTTGAACAACTACAAAAAAAGCTACAAAGAATAAAAAAGGTAAGTCCTCATTCACTTCTAGCGGGTGCTTTAACATTGCAAAAGTTTTCTATGGAAAATGCTCCCATAAAAACTGGTTTTCTGAGAAATTCACACGAATCCAGGCAGGTAGAAAATGGTGCTGAGATGGTTGTAAAAGCTCACTATGCTTACTACCAGGAGTTTGGCACTTCGAGGATGAAAGCTAATCCATTTGTTAGACCTGCCATAGATGAACACAGCCTTGATATAGTAAAAGCAGTTGGTGAGCAGGTAGAAAAAGAAATCAAGGAGAAAACCAATGGAAATTAATCTAAAGACAGTATTATCTAATACTGGTTACCCTGTTTATGCCCTGTCTATTCCTGCTAATGGTGATTATCCCTGTATTGTTTATCAGAGAATTAGCACCTATCCAATGAGGAGTCATTCTGGTAATGAAATGGAGAAAGCAAGATTCCAAGTATCCTGTTGGGGAAAAACCTATTAACGTGAATTCGGGATAAGGGGCTCCCTGGTGTAAACTTGGATTTGCGAAAACAAGCATTCCAAGGAGCCCCTGATGGAT